GCTATCTCGCTGGCACGTTGATAATCAACCTCGGCACTGACTACAGCGTGACGATTGGCGCTGGTGGAGCAACGTCTACCTACTCAAACTCCACGAGCGACCTGCGGCCGGGTACGGCTGGAAGCCGCTCCCAGTTTTTTGCAATTGTCGCTGCCGGTGGTGGCCCCGGAGGCGGCAACTCAGCCTCGGGGTCTGGCGCGAGTGCTGGCTCGCCGTTCGGCGGCCTATTGGCTGGTGCGTCACTCTCAGCGGCGTTCGGCGTTGGCGGCTCAGGCAACGCCGCCGGGGCGTCAACAAACGGTGGGTCGTTCGGCACCGGCGGCGGCGGCGGCGCTGGAGGTGCCGGTGGTGCGGCGACATCGAGCGTGCCCGGCAACGGCGGCGCTGGCGTGGCAAACGACATCACTAACACAAGCGTCACCTACTGCGGCGGCGGTTCCGGCGCGAACTTCAACTCAGGCACGGCGGGAACGGCGACTGGTGGTGGCGGCGTCGGCGACAACCGATCAACCGCCAACCAGTCGACGACCGCCGGAGCCGCGAACACCGGAGGCGGTGGCGGAGCGTTCGGGAGCGGCGGATCGGGCGTGGTGGTCCTTCGCTACGCGGCGGGGCTGACCCTCACGGCTTCTGCGGGCCTGACCACGTCCACGACCACAGGCGGGAACGACAAAATCACGACCATCACCGCTGGCACCGGCACTGTGACGTGGAGCTGAGCATGGCACACTATGCGTTTGTCAAGGACGGCGTCGTTGTCGAAGTGATCGTCGGCCGTGACGAGGGCGAGGGCGGCGCTGATTGGGAGCAATACTACGCCGAGGTGCGCGGGTTGCCTTGCAAACGCACGAGCTACAACACGCGTGACGGCGTGCATCTCTCGGGCGGCGTGCCGTACAGGGGCACCTATGCTGGCATCGGGTTCCGCTACGACCCGGTGGCGGACGTGTTCGTGCCGCCGGAAGGCGCTGTTGACCAGTAGACAAAAGGGGCTAACCATGGCCAAGAAGCCCGCGAAACGGCCGCAGGTGATTTTGAGCCCGGACGTATCGGACGACGATGACGTCCCCGTGATGGGCGTGCCAGACGAGGATGGCTGGGTCTACCTGAAACGGTCCGCGAAGCAGCCCCCGGAGAAACAGCGTGGCAAGGAAGCCAAGCCAAGAGCCAGCCGCAAGCGGTAGCCTGCTCGAGGCGGTCCGGTCGACGATCGAGGTCCGCAAGGCCGGGTTCCGGCCGTGGTGGGAACGGGTTGACGCGATCCACCGCGACGAGCTCGAGCAGCTGCTGGCGGCGTGGCGGGCGGGCGAGCTTGGCCCGCACATGCGGCCCGTGGCCCGCGCCGTCGTGGCCCACCTCCAGGCCAAGGGCATATCCGGCATTGGCGAACAGGGGGTGGTCGCATGGCTCAAAAAAGCCTGAAAGAGTCTGTCGCCGACGCCGTCACGACGGCCGAGCGGCTGGTGGCCGATGCCGAGCTCGCCCGCGTGCGGGCGGAGCTCGCTTCGTACCGGAACAGGTACAAGGCCGCCCTGGCCCAGATTGACCGCGAGAGGGAGCGGGCCGACGCCCTCGTGTCGCTCCAGGGCTTGAAGCCGGCCAAGTTGCAGCCCGCCGGCAAGGCCGCCGGCAAGCTCCACGCAGCGACCATGGTACTACTCGTCTCGGACGTGCACTGCGAGGAGACCGTCCGGCCGGAGACCGTCAACGACACCAACAGCTTCGACCTGGACGTCTGCGAGCGGCGGCTGGCAGAGCTTCAGGAGCGATTCCTGGCGATGCTCGAGCACGAGCGGCGGCTGGCCAGGATCGACCGCGTCGTGATCTGGCTCGGCGGGGACATGATCTCCGGGATGATCCACCCGGAACTGGCGGAGGAGAACTCGCTCCACCCGCTGGCGGCGATCCGGTGGATCGGCGAGCGGCTGCGGGCGTTCATCGACACTGTGGCGGATCGGACCAAGTCGGTGATCGTCGCCACCTCGTGCGGCAACCACGGCCGGACCACCGAGAAGCTGCGGACGAACGAGGCCGACACGAGCTACGAGCATCACCTTTACCTGACCATGCGGGCAGCCGAGCGGCGGAAGAACGTCGCGTGGCACGTTGGCGAGGGGCACCTGAACTACCTGGACCTGGACGGGTTCGTCGTGCGGTTCTGCCATGGCCATGCCGTGCGGTTCCAGGGCGGGATCGGGGGCATACATGTGCCCTTGAAAAAGGCGATCGCCGCGTGGGACACGACCAGGCGGGCAGACCTGACGTGCCTGGGGCACTGGCACCAGTTCAGCGTGGGCCGGAACTACGTCAGCAACGGCAGCGTAATCGGCCCGTCGGCCTACAGCGTGCGGATTAAGGCCGAGGGCGGCGAGCATCCCTGCCAGGCCGCCATCGTGATCGACCACGAGCGTAACGAGATGACGAAGTCCTATCGGATCTTCTGCGACCGCGACCTCCGGGGGACCAAATGACCACGCGGCTGCCCGACGAGTACATCGACGAGGCCCGCCACCGGGCGAACCGCTACATGGCCCAGTGGACCGGCTCAACGGGGAGCCTGGCTGCCGACGTGCGACGACTGCTCTGGGAGCGCGAGGCCCTCGTCCAGGAGCTCGAGCAGGCCCGCCGGCCGCGGGCGACGACACGGGTGATCGGTTTCGCCGGCTGGGCCGGCTCCGGCAAGAACGCGGCAGCCGAGGCCACCGGCGGACTCGTGATCGGATTCGCCGACCCGCTCTACGCCGGGCTGGCCGCCATGCTGGGCGTGACGGAGGAGCAGCTGCGGGCCAGGGCCACGAAGGAGCTCCCGCTGCCGGGCATCGGCAGGAGCCCGCGGGATCTCCTGCGGACGCTCGGCACCGAGTGGGGCCGCGAGCTGGTCCGCCAGGACGTCTGGCTCGTGCGGGCTCGCCAGCGGATCGAGGACGCCGGCCGGGCCGGGGCGGCCGTGGTCGCCATCTGCGACGTCCGTTTCCCGAACGAGCTCGCCATGGTTCACGACCTGGGCGGCCAGGTCTGGTGGGTGGACCGGCCCGGTGTGGTCTGCGGCGGGCACGTCTCCGACCGGGCGATCGGGCCGGAGGACTGCGACCGGCGGATCTCGAACGACGGGACGCTCGAGCAGCTGCGGATGGCGGTGCGGGTGGCGCTGGGCGGTGGTGCCGGTTGTATGCCACAGGAAGCGTCCACCGTTCGCCTCCGGGGACAGGAAGGTCCCGAGTGACGCGTTATGACGCTTGGGCCGGTGGTTCCTGCTCTGGGCGGAAGATCCGCGGGAGGGACTGCCAGGCCTTAGGGCGCTTGGAATCGACGACGCGAGGGTCCAGGTACGACCGTCGCGTGATCCGGTCGGTCGAGTGCCCCAGGTACGTTGTCGCGTCGAGGCCTGCGGCCGCCAAGTGCGATGCCGTCGAGCGGCGGAGGGCGTGGAACTGCACGTCCCGGCCGTCGCCGAGCCCGGCCCGCCTGGTGATGGTCTTCCAACGCTTGCGAAGCGCGGTGTTTGACGCGACCCACCAGAACACCGTCGGGCCGCTGTGACGGCTCACGGCGTCGACCAGGTCGCAGGCTTCAGGCGACAGTTCGTAGATCCGCTCCTGGCGGCCGCCCTTGCGGATCGTGGCCGGAACAGTCAGTGTCGGCCGGTTCCAGCAGTGACGCGGCGTCGAGAGAATGGCGTTGATCCGCTCGCCGGTCTCCAGTCCCACGGCAATCAACGCTGGGAAGAACACGCGGGCCGGGACAGGTCCGATCCATCCGTAGCTGAGCTTGGCAGACGCAGCCAGCCGGGCGAGCTCGTCCGCGGTGAACGCGCGCGGCGTCTTCTGCGGGACAAGCTCCGGGGCCACCGTCGGCCGCAGCCGGACGAGCCCGCGGCCCTGGGCGAGATTCCACAGGGCCAGGATGCCGCTCCGCTCGCGCGCGACAGAGTTGGGGCTCTTCTTCCCGGCCATGGCCGTGAGCCACTGTGAGACCACGAGGTCCTCGAGGTCTTCGAGAACCGCGGGCCTGCCGAGGAACCGGCTGAACTGCGTGATGGCGTGCCGCAAGAGCCGGACGCTTTCGGGTGAGCGGCCGCGGAGCCGCAAGGGGATGTAGACCGTTTCGAGAAACGCGGTGAGTGTCATGGCGTGATCCTCCGAGAAAGGGATAGGTCACGCTTCCGTGCGGGGCTACTCCGTCCGTGGTGGGATTCAGGTCGTGCCGGTCGTGCCGATTGGCCGCTGCACGGCTGGTCAGTGCATGGTTCGCTGGCGTCCCCGCCATTTTCAATGGTTCCAATCCTGTCCGGGGATTGGAACCCTGCCGGACGGCCGGCGAATTGCCCTGCTGCGGCCACATATGCAGGGCTCCGCCGGCTGCGGGCCGGGCCGCCAGGAAGTCGCCGGCCCAGTGGACACATGGACGTATCAACTGCCGGCGGTACAACCGGAGGCCATGGATATGCTTCTTGATGCAAAGGGCCGCAAGATCGCCACGGCCGACGAACTGGCTGAAGCCATCGGCGTCGACGCATCGAACATCAGGAACTGGGCGAGGCTCGGCGAGTTGACGCAGCTGGTGGAATCACCGCGGCGGGTCTTCTACTACGTCGACGAAGTGACCGCGCTGAACCGCGAGAAGATCGACCGCAGGAAGAAGCGAGGCGGGCGGCCTCGCAAGAAGGGCACGGCGGCCTAGCCGCCGATCTCATAAGCCGGGCCAGCGGACGCTAGCACGGTCATCCGGCCGCGTATCTGCGGCAAAAGGCCACCGTGAAAGAATTTTTCAAGGTGGGCTTGACCAATAAACGATAGCGTGGATATGTTCCCCGTCGCGTCATGGATGACACGACTGATCGTTGGCTTGGTCAATGGAGTGACCCATGAACGCAAACGTATGGATCGAACTGCTTGTGGTGCTGCTGCGGATCTTCGCCGCTGGTGCCGCTGGCTAGTTTTTTTGCGTCTCAATAAACAATATCGAGGAATCAAACGGATGGACCCGCACCTTCCCGAATACCTCGCCGCGGCCTCTGCCCTGTGCGAGCAGACCCCCGGCCCGCTGCCGGTGTTCGCCCCCGACCAGATCGTCCACGGGCTGACCTGCGGCAAGGCATGGACCGGACGCATCCTCAACGTGGACGGCCGTCGCCTCCACATCGAGGTCGATGGTGGCTGGCTGGCGGTGGACGCCGGCGACGTCACGCAGATCGAGCAGGAGCCGCGCGCTGTCGGAGACGGCGAGTGGTAGGAGCCGGCGGAGCCGGCATGGCATGGAAGTCAGCCCGCCCGGCATAGGAGGCCGGGCGGGCCTCACACAGGAGAGGGGATGACATGGCAGGAGTGCTGAATATCACGCGCGGCCGAAGGCAGTCGGCAAAGCGGGCCGTAATCTACGGCGAAGAGGGCGTCGGGAAGTCGACCTTGGCCGCGGAGTTCCCGAATCCGCTCATTCTCGACACCGAGGACGGAACCAACCAGCTTGACGTAGCACGCGTTGCGATCAACGACTGGCAGACGCTGACTCTGGCTCTCAAAGAGCTTGCGGTCGACGCCAACGGTTTCAACACGGTCGTCGTCGATTCTGCGGACTGGGCCGAAAAACTGCTTGTCGAGTGGTTGCTCAAGAACAGCAGCGGCAAGAAGTCAATCGAGGACTTCGGGTTCGGCAAGGGCTACACGATGGTAGCCGAGCACTGGACTCGCTTTCTTGCGTCATGCGACGTTCTGATCGGGCAGGGCATCAACGTCGTGTTCGTGGCTCACTCGACGGTAAAGAGGACGTCCCCACCTGATCAGACGGACGGCTTCGACCGCTACGAGCTCAAGCTCACCAAGCAAGTGTCGCCGCTGTTGCGCGAGTGGTGCGACCTTCTGCTTTTCTGTAGCTACAAGACCAAGTTGGTTGAAGGCGGTGATGGCCGGCTCAAGGCCACGGGCGGGAAAGATCGCGTGATGCACGCGGAGCACTCTGCGGCCTACGACGCGAAAAACCGTTTCGGCCTTCCGGCCGAAATGCCAATGCAGATTGAGCATCTGAGCCCAATCTTTGACGACGGAGCTCCTGCCCCTGTGGCTGCGGCGCCGCAGCCTGCAAAAACCGTTTCTCCTGCGGTACAGGGGCAGGCCCCGGCGGCCCGGCGCGGCTGGCTGGATCG